TCTTTTAGAAAACGGTGGAGACAACACCAGTTAGACTTTATTAGAGATATACACCACTCTAGGTTCGCGCAGAACGCATTTAATAAATATGGCATTGCCACATTTGAGATAATGGAATTATGTCCTAGGGAACTATGCATAGAGAGGGAGCAATGGTGGATAGACACTTTGAAACCAGACCTGAATATTCAAAAGATTGCTGATAGTGCTTTAGGAGTCAAGAGGACTGAGGAAACTAAGCGGAAATGTAGAGAGGCTCACTTGGGAAAGAGGTTGTCTGAGGAAGCTATAGCTAAGAGAACAGCAAAGCAAGTTAAGACAATCTATCAATATGATTTAGATGGAAATCTAATCAAGGAATGGGATAGTGTTAAACAAGCTGGAGAAGCTCTTGGAATTAATAGACCTTCTATTAGTAACTGTTTAAAAGGTAGATACAAGTCTGCTGGGGGATTCATTTGGAGGTATTCTGTGGAAGAGGTTTCTCCTGTGAAGAAAACCAAGTCTATAGAACAATATGATTTGGATGGAAATTTAATTAAAGTATGGGACAGTATAAATTCTATTGAAAATGGGACTGATTACAAAAGGAAGACAATTTATGCTTGTGCAAATGGTCAAAATAGTACAGCGTATGGATATGTATGGAAGTATTGTAGATAATAAACTATGCTTAATGTCAGAATTATTACTATAATGCCTAAGAAACTTACTACTGAAGAATGGATTAATAAAGCTAGAATTAAACATGGAGATAAATATGATTATTCTAAATCTGTGTACACTGGAAGTAGAGATAGAATAATCATCACTTGTCCGAAACATGGCGACTTTACAGCTATATCCGGATTGCATATTTCTAGAGGGGATGGTTGTCCTGAGTGTGCTTCATTAGCTAAAAGTAGCAAGCTTTCATTATCTAATGAAGAATTTATTAACCGTTTACGTGACATGTTTGGGGATAATTATGATTACTCTAAAGTCAAATATAATGGCACTAGAGGGTATGTTACCATAGTATGTCCTAAACATGGTGAATTTAAGGCCCGTGTTGGCACTCTATCGAGAGGTGTAGGATGTCTGAAATGTAAAGAGGAAGAAAGACTTAAAAAGTTTAATGACCTTTACATAAAGAAATTTAAGGAGTACTACCCAGATTTAGATTATAGTAAAACTGTATATACTGGGTGGGATACTAGAATAGTTATAACATGCCCCAAACACGGTGACTTTGAAGTCCTTCCTAACCACTTTCTTAGGTATAAAGGGTGTCCAAAATGCTCTGCTGAAAGTCATGCAAAGTATATGCAGAAGTCCTTAGATGACTTTCTAAAGGATGCCAGACGCATTCATGGCACACGTTATGATTATTCTAGAGTAGAGTACAACGATAGTCATACAAAGGTCTGTATTGTATGCCCTGAACATGGTGAATTTTGGCAGACTCCAAATAGCCATATACAAGGTAGTGGCTGCCCTAGCTGCTCAAGTTCAAAGGGCGAAGAAGAGGTATGTAACATTTTGTTAAGTAATGGAATTAAATTTATAAGGGAATACACTATCCAAGTGCCTAATGAGATTAACACCTCTGGACACGCTTATATTGATTTTTACTTACCAGAATATAATACCTTTGTGGAATATAATGGCATTCAACATTATAATCCTAAAATGGCATTTGGCGGGTCTTTCAAATTTGAGCGACAACAAGCTCGTGACGAGTATGTTAGGCAATATTGTAAAGACAATAATATCAAATTAATAGAGATTCGTTATGATGAAGATGTGTGGGAAGTTTTGACCAGAGAACTTCTTGATAATCAAACAACAAACGAAGAATGCAAATAAGTATTGACCAACTCATGAATGGTAAGGCTACTAGAATAGGTAAGAGAGCATATTTACCAACTGCTGCCTATGTAGAACCTTTTATTGAAAGAATGTCCAAGTTTACTAAAGACTTTATAGTTGAAGTAGAATTGCCTAAACAGGTCACTAGGACAGTCGATGGAGATGTTAATGCAGATGATATTACATATAATCGTGTATTGATTCAAGCTGTAATGCCAGAGAGTTGCAGCTTTGACAATCATGATGAAGTTATTGGCATGGTCTACGGACTAGATGTTCGTAAGCCAGTAGCCAAGATTTATAGAGGGGCACTTAACAGAGCATGTACAAATCTCTGTGTATTTGACCCAGAATTTCTTCAAATGCAGCCAGTTAATCCAGAAGAAGCCTTGAATTATAAAGCTGTAGAGTATTTATTAAGTCAGACTTCTGATATAAAGCTGATGTTGGAGAATCTTCATAATACTACATGGAAAGCTGAAGACGATTTAGTAAGTTTAAACTTAGGCAAATGGCAAAGAAATGCTATGCATATGGTTTATAATGTAGGTTATGGAGATGTCAAGATAGGAACAGACCTTGTTACTAAGGCGTATAGTTCTATGTTTGAGGACCCAGATTCTTCATATTATATTGGAGTGGGTAATGAGGTGGATATGTTTACTGTGTACAATGCATTTACGCAGCTAATTAGTAATGACAAGGGTAAAGATTTGATGAATAGAGCAGAGAAGACTCTATTACTAAGAAACATATTAAACTTCTAATTAATGTTAGTAATTAAGAGAGACAAAAAAGTAGAACCTTTCGACGTTAATAAGATTGATGCCGCAATTACTAAGGCATTTAACGCTGTTAACGAACCAATTGATTCTGATATTCTTCAGGATATTAAAGATGAGTTGTATATTAACAACATAGTTTCAGTTGAGGAGCTTCAAGACCAGTTAGAGAAAGCTCTTATGGCGTGTGATTATTATGATGTTGCTAAGGCATTCATCTTGTACAGGCGTAAAAGAGCAGAGAGCAGGGCTTTAAATGAAAAGAAACAATTCATTAAAGACTATGCTAAAGCCAAGAATGCCGCAACTGGTAGTAAATACGATGCTAATGCTAATGTTACCGAGAAGAACATTGTAACCTTAAATGGAGAATTGTTCAAAGGTGATGTTATTAAGGTAAATCGTGCAATTCTTACTGATAAAATCAGAGAGTTATATGGAGAGGAGCTAGCTAAGGAATATATCCGTATGCTGGAACAACATTTACTTTATAAGCATGATGAAACATCGATTATGCCCTACTGCGTGGCTATCACTATGTATCCCTTTCTATTGGAGGGGTTACAGCCAATTGGAGGTTTGTCTGCCAGACCCAAGAACCTGGATTCTTTCTGTGGCATGTTCGTTAATCTGGTATTTGCGATTAGTTCTCAATTTGCAGGTGCAGTAGCAACTGGAGAGTTTCTAATGTACTTTGATTACTTTGCTCGTAAAGAGTGGGGTGATGATTACTGGAAACGTCCAGAGGAAATGGTTGACAAACACAGAAATATTGACAAGACGTTAGAGCAGAAGTTCCAGCAGATTGTATATTCAATCAATCAGCCAGCAGCTGCTCGTAACTTCCAATCAGTATTCTGGAATATCAGTTATTTTGATAAGAACTACTTTGAAGGTATCTTTGGAGAGTTCTATTTCCCAGACGGTACACAACCTCAATGGGAATCTCTTAGTTGGTTGCAGAAGAAATTTGCTAAATGGTTTAATGAGGAACGTACTAAGTGTATTCTTACATTCCCTGTTGAGACCATGGCGCTTCTAACTAACGGAGAGGATGTTGTTGATGAAGAGTATGCAGACTTTACAGCAGAGATGTATAGCAAAGGACACTCGTTCTTTACTTATATGTCCGATAGTCCTGATTCCTTATCTTCCTGTTGCAGACTTCGTAATGAGGTTACTGATAATCAATTCAGTTATTCTCTTGGAGCTGGTGGTATTGCTACTGGTAGTAAGTCAGTAATGACCTTAAATATCAATAGGTTAGTTCAGGATGCAGTTAATAATGGGTATGATATGATTGAGTATTTGCGTGAGAATGTGAAGAAAGTTCATAAGTTCCAAACAGCATATAATGAATTGCTTAAAGACTATTTAAAAGACGGGTTGCTTACTGTATATACAGCTGGATTCATTGATATGAAGAAGCAGTATTTGACTATAGGTGTTAATGGAGTTATTGAGGCTGCGGAGTTCTTAGGAATCCCAGTTAATGATAATCCAACTTATAGAGAGTTTATGCAATCTATCCTTAAAACTATCAGTGATGAAAATCGTAAAGCGAGAACTAAGGAGTTAATGTTTAACACAGAATTTGTGCCTAAAACTTGTGGGCACGTTAAACCCAATCTAATTGACTTGGAACCACTACGTGAGAATCGTAGGCAACAGGGGGCAAGCGTAATGGCAGCCTGAACGACTAAACGAATGGGACTCTCATTGCTGAGAGTGTGCGATAGTCTGCACTACATGGTGACATGTAGAGGAAATCTGAAGTGGTTTCCCACCTAGTACATTTGTTTTATTGGTGGAAATGTAGTATCTTTGTGTATTAACTTTAATAGAAGGAACACTAACATGAAGAGAAGCAATTCACTAAAAGAAACTAAATGCACAGCTTGTGATGCTGAAGCATTCGCAAGATTCGAGGGAGTACCTTACTGCAAGAAACACTATATGCAGATGTATCATAAGGGTAAGATTACCACAAGAACAATCTATGACCCTAATGAGTACATTTTACATGATGACTATGCTGAATGCATTACTTATGATAAGGAAGGCAATGAGACAGCAAGAGTTAAAGTGAATTTAGATAAGGTAGAAGAGCTGAAACAGTATAAAGTATACATTCGTAAACAGGGTGGAGATACTTGGTATGCTGCTATAAGCGTAAATGGTAAGAAGGTATTACTTCATAGATACTTAATGGGAGTACACGAAGGGGAGTATTCAATCAAATGTGTAGTTGACCATATAAATGGTGATAAACTAGACGATAGATTGGAGAATCTTAGAGTGTGTGAGCACAAGGATAACATGAAGAACATACGTAAGGGTGGTAAAGTAATTGGAGTTAACCAGTTAAGGAATGGCAAATGGGTAGCACGTATAATGCACAACTACCAAACCATCAACTTGGGAAACTACGATAATGAACAAGACGCCATCATTGCTAGACTTACCAAAGAACTCGAATTATGTGGGGATTATGGTCCCAACAAGGACTTATATCATTTACTAGGTCACTGCTCCAATGCTAGGGAGCAGGCGTAACAGAAGGGCAGAGAACCTTGGGGTTAAACATGCTAATTGGGACAGGAAAGCAGGTTATGTAGTTCCTAGAGATTGCTATAATAGCTATTTCTATGCTGTTGAAGACACATCTCTTACCGTACTTGACAAGTTCAAATTACATGGCAAGGAATATGTACAATACTTAGACGGAGGTAGTGCATTGCATATGAATCTCGATGAACATCTTAGTAAGGAACAGTATCGTAACTTGTTGAGAGTGGCAGCAGTCAATGGTACTAATTATTTCACATTTAATATTCCAAATACTATTTGTAATGATTGTGGACATATTGATAAAAGGTATCTCAAGGAATGTCCAAAATGTGGGAGTAAGAACGTTGATTATGCTACTAGAGTTATTGGTTATTTGAAACGTATTAGTAACTTCAGTCAGGCAAGACAGGAGGAAGCTAGTAGAAGATTTTACACTCATGCTTAAATATGTAGGTTTCGATATAGTCTTCAGGGAAATTCCTGACGAGACTACACTAGCCATAAACATATCCAATTGTCCATGTCACTGCAACGGCTGTCATAGCTCTTACTTGGCAGGAGACGTTGGGGAAGTCCTGACTATTACTAGAATAGAGAAGCTTATTAATGAGAATAAGGGAATTACTGCCATTTGCTTTATGGGTGGCGATAACGACCCTAAGCTCATTAATCACTATGCTGGATTAGTAAGGACGTTAACTACCACTAAAACGGCTGATAAGTTTACTATTCATAAGGAAATTAGGTTTCCCAAAGTAACCATTCCTGCCGAAACAGAAATGGAATGGCAGCAAACAGTACCACTTGATATAAAGATTGGGTGGTATAGTGGTAGAGCTACATTGGCAGATGAAATTGATTTGTACAATTTCGATTACATCAAGTTAGGACCTTACATAGAGGAATGTGGACCACTTGATAATCCAAATACCAATCAGAGATTATATAAAACGATAATGACTGATGACGGTCCTAAATTAAAGGATATTACCTTTAGATTTTGGAATAGAGAACTATGAGTACAATAGCTTGGTCAGACGAACAGCTATATGCTATAGATAGAATGATTAGGTTTTTAGATAGTCCAGATAGGATATTAGTTCTTACTGGCTATGCAGGAGTAGGTAAGACAGCTGTTATGAATGAATTTGTACAATATCTAGATAGTACTAGAGGTTGTAGATTCTTTAAGTTGTGTGCTCCTACTCATAAAGCCAAAGCAGTACTTGAAATGGCTACTGGCTATAGAGCTACTACATTACATAAACTGCTAGCACTTTCCCCTAAACTGGATATATTTAATTTAGACTATAAAGACTTGAAGTTCTATTCCGATGGTATGGGAGACATTCCAAACAAAGGACTAATAATCATTGATGAGGCATCTATGGTTAGTGATGAACTTTATGATTTACTTGTAGACTATTGTGAAACACATCAGTGCAAAATCTTATTTATAGGGGATGTTGCACAGATTGCCCCAGTTAAGAACGGAGGTCTTAGTAAAGTGTTTAGTCATGAAAATGTTGTCCGTCTAACCAAGATATTTAGGCAAGACGAGAATACAGCATTAGCACCAATATTATTAACATTAAGAGAGAATCCTATATCTAAATTCGAAACTCGAATGGGAGAGAAGGGTTCTCTCATTTGTTATAATGACACTAAGCAGTTTATGGTTGATGCAGCTAATAAGATTAATCATGGAATAAAGCATAATGATGTAAATTATACTAAGCTGATAGCTTATACTAATAAGCGAGTTAAAGGATTCAATGATTGTATACGCAGAATACTATACAATGACAATGAACCTTATCATAAATTCGAGTTTCTAACTGGCTGTGAGAACTTTGAATATAATGGAGAAATGTTCTTTAACTCTTCAGACTATATAATTACAAGCATTAGAAGAACCACTAGGAATGTACCTCATTTTACTAGACTTCCAGGGTTCGAATTGGGGTTATATGATAGCGTTGATAGACGGCTATTAGACGTATTCATAATAGACCCAACAGACATAAATCCAGACTACCTGCAAACTTTGGCACAACAGATTGAGTCTATAAGGCTAGATGCTATACAGGCGAAAAGGTGGGGTAATAGAACTAAATCTGGATATTTATGGGGTAAGTATTTTGACATGACTAAGTCCTTTGCAACCCCAGTACCACTGTTATTTGATAATAGAGTAATTAAGCCACAAACTTTTGATTATGGATACGCTATAACAGCACATAGGAGTCAAGGCAGCTCTTACAATAATGTGTTTGTAGATACCGGTAATCTTAAGTTGGATAGAGACTTATTAGAACTACGACAGCTTCAATATGTATCTTTATCAAGAACTAAAACAGATGCTTATGTATTGACTTAATACCTATGAATTACTCAGATTTTGTAAACGAAGCTCTATGTAGAGGATTTGAACATCCAGAACGATTATACATGGTAGCTTATAAACTAGACATGCCAGAAGTATACACTCTTTGTACAGAGGAAGAGAGCATATGGCCAGGAATATATGAATATCATATAAATGGTAAGATATTCTACATATTAACTGAACACGAGGCATGTAGAATCGTTGATAACTATCGTAGAATGTTAGCTAGCAAATTAGCTGACCAGTCGATAGATAATGCCATTACTAGAATCACTGATGAGGAAATGGCAGCAGCTTACTATAATGACATATTTGATGTATTTGATGTTGTTCAAGAAGTAGAGCTGGAACTAGATGGAATATTATTTCCTAAATACTATATTGTTGAATGCTAACATTTAAGTATGTTTATGATAGCCAACGTCCTGATGCATTTAAGGACACACTATCAACAATGAACGGTTACGTATTTAATTTTGAAACTTATGACGTGAATCATTATAAGGAACGCAAGAAGGCTTTCAAGATTAAAGGGAGCTGTAGTGCTAGAGAGAATCCTTTCTTGGCTGTATATGATGATAACGATACATTAATCAAAGCTTTCTATACAGAAGCTGGTGAATGTAATGCAAATCATGTACATACTTGGCTGCAAGACTACTTTGCTACCAATGGTAAGAAGGGCTTTATGACTATCACCAAAGTGTTGGGAACCAATAACGTTAGAATTGAAGAAGGTCATAAGGAGTCTGGATATACTAAAGCATTTATAGAAGGTGCTCCTTTAGAACTTAATTCGAATGATAGATGGTTCAAGACATCTAATGTAATTGAGATTGACTGGGAGAATAAAAGATTCACAACTATAAACTCAATTTATGCATTTACGTTCAATGAAAGTTCAAGTAATTAATCTATCGAATAACAAACTTCCCCAGTATGAAACTCCTATGTCAGCAGGTATGGATATACGTGCAGACTTCAGTAGAGTAACAGTTGACAATCCTATTAAAGCTTATGGTGATTGCGAAGTTGTGTTTGCATCACCTAAAATGGACGGCAATAAAGTAACTATGCTGCGTCTTGACCCAGGAGCTAGAGCACTTATCCCGACTGGATTAAAGATTGCTCTCCCCACTACTGATTCAGATTGCGAGTTTATTTATGAGTGCCAAGTAAGACCTAGGAGTGGCTTAGCTTTAAAGAAGGGAATTACTGTATTAAATACACCTGGCACTGTAGATGCAGATTATAGGAATGAAATACACGTTATTCTTATTAATCAAGGACATGAAGCAGTATGGATTGAGGATAAAGAACGTATAGCTCAATTGGTATTCACAACTGTAGCTAAGGCTGAATGGGAAGAAGTTGCTAGATTAGATGAAACAGAGCGTAAAGGTGGATTTGGGCATACTGGTGAGAAATGATAAGTACAGTAGAAGTAATCGAGAAGAGTAAAGCCATATCCGACATAGGATTGGAAATCCAGACACTTAATAATGCCTATGCTAATCATGCGAAGGCGATGAGTGAGACTATGGAGAAGATTAAGGAATTGAAAGCTAAACAGGACGAATTGGCTAGAAACCTTATTCAAGAGTGTAATAAGCCTTTAACTGTAGATGATTTAGACACTGACGTATAAAACAACAAATTATGAATTACGAAGAATTTGTAGAAACCATTGAGAAAGACGCTGAACAGTATGCTAAATCTTGCGTGTGTGATGCAGATGAACATGACGATGCAGTGGAAGCAATTGCCGCAGATTACATCGAAGGTGCAATGAGGGCTTTTGAAATCTTAAATGGATAAATTAGTAACTAAAGACAACAAGGGTAAAACTAGAGTAGTCGAGATTAGTTGCGAATGGGATGATGCCCAACATGGCTTTGTTATAAGAAGAAAGACTTATCAGTATGGTGGCAAAGTAACTGTGCAGCCAGAGATATGGATATTCCAAGGCAAAGCCAAAAGGACTGTTGCAGAACAGGCTAAGTTAGAGTACAATTCTCATCTAAAGAAGTATACAGATAAGGGTTATAAGCTACTTCCATCCTCTGTTAACATAGAGGATGCGAAGGCAGTTACAGCATTTGTTGAAGAACACCTAGGTGAGGGTGTTACTGATTCAAATGGATTTAAGAAGCATATGAAAGCCAAGAAGTACGAGGAGGTAGCTACTAAGGTATTTGATAAAATCAAGTACTGGCTAGGTTCTCGTAAGATAGACGGTGTCAGATGTTCTTTCTATCTAAAGGACGGAGAGATAGTATCTGCTAGTCGGGGAGGTGGTGATTATGACGCTTCTACAGTACACCTAAGAACACATCCCAAGATGATAGAGTTATTTAATAAGATGCCAGATTTGGTTCTCGATGGTGAACTTTACATTCACGGTCGAAGCTTGCAGTATATAAGTGGTACAGCAAGATTAGAATCTGGAGAATCCCGCTGCAATGAATTGGAATATTACATCTATGATACCATGGATGCTAATATGACAGCACAGGAAAGGTGGAATTATATATCTGACGAAATAGCTCCTATACTTGGAATTGTGGATTTTGACCCTAATGCTAATTGGAATGAAGATGACCTGAAGGTTAGAATAGTTCCAGAAGAGGAAGTAGTAGGGTGGACTAACATTCAGAAGCTTCATGATAAATATGTCAGCGAAGGGTTTGAAGGTATAGTTATTAGAGACCCGGACAAACCATATAACTATGGAGGACGTACTAATGCCATGATTAAAGTCAAAATGTATCAAGACGACGAGTTTGAGATTGTTGGCTATAGTGACGGATTACGTCCTGAAGATATGGTGTTCATATGTAAGACTCAGGCTGGTAAGGAATTTGAAGCCAAACCTATGGGACCTAGAGAACTTAAGTATGAATATCTAGACAGAATGGAGGAACTTATCGGTAAAATGGCTACTGTCAAGTATTTCTACTACTCTGACGATGGCAGACCATTACAACCAGTACTTAAGTGCATCCGAGACTATGAATAAGTATGAATTACATTGTAGTATATAGGCAGCAAGGCGAACCTAAAATGGAGTTCTTTAAATATCGCGACGAATCAGACGTTGCATATAAAAGAAGTACATTAATTAGGAATGAAGATGATGTGATTGATATTATGCGGAAGCATTATCAACCAGATGATGATGTCTTTGTTATTAGAGAAACACTATTAAATGTAGATGATTTCTCTGATGCAGAGTTAATTAAAATACTATCTAACGCATTGATGTATCTGTGATTAACAAAACTTCAATATCTATAAGCGCTAAGGTGGCAGACTTATTGACTTCTCTGGTAGGGAACACTCTATCAGAGGAGGATAAAAGTCAGCTATATGAAACTGTATTTGATTTCTATAGAGACCTTCTTAGAGGTTATGACAGTGAGACTATTAATGAAATTCAAGAACAATTAAAAGGTGTAATATGGTAAAAGGGAACTTTATAGAAGTAGTAAATTCATTGGAAGCTATCAACTCCAGATGTTTCAAATTGTCTGAAATGGGAATTGATATTGCTGACAGTGATATAGTCAGTAATGCTGAATGTATAGCCATGGCTATATTTAAAGAGAACTATACTGACGAAGGCATAGACTGGATTATGTGGTGGGTTTACGAGAAAGCCGGAGACCCAGATATAAAAGCCTATGACGAAGAGGGTAAAGAAATTATAAGCACATTGGATGAGCTTTACGAATATGTTGAATCATCCTACAAGATTGTTTAATTTTAATTTATAAGATTATGAACGAGACATTTGACTTTGGAGAAGCTCTATCTATGATGAGAGCAGGTATGACAGTTATCAACTCAAGTAAGAGACGTTACAGAATGAAGGAAGGCAATATCATCTGTCTTCCTATATCTGGTTCTAACCAGTACTACGTTGTTACTAAGTGGTTTCCTGATGCCGTTTTAAGTCAAGATTGGAGTCTAGCTGAAGATTAGCTGTAAGCAATTATTGACTAGTTTTGAATGCAATTAAATCAATCACCTAAAATCAATATTAACTATTGCGCTAAGATTGTGGAAATCCACGATTTTACACCACACCCAAATCCTAAGTGCGAGCGTCTTAAATGTGCTCATATAGACGGATATACTATTTCGGTTAGTAAAGATACAGAACCTGGAATGTATGTGTATTTCCCTATAGGATGTGCTATTGACTATTCTTTCTTGTCAGCTAATAACCAGTTCAGACATATTGAGCTGAATGCTGACAAGGAAGCAGCACCTGGGTATTTCGAAGATAACGGAAGAGTGAAGATTATTAAGTTGCAGGGCCATGTTTCAGAAGGATTTATTATGTCTATAGAGTCCATTACTAAATGGATAAGCTCTCTTGGACATACCGAAGCTGTAACTGGAATAGATGCCGGCACTGAATTTGATAGGGTAGGAAACCTGTTTATTTGTAAGAAGTACGTATTAAAGAATAGAACTTCTGGCTCTAGTAATAAAACTAGAACTGGTAAACAGCCTAAAGGGTTGAGCAAGTTAGTTGACAATCAGTTTAGATTCCACTACGATACTATTCTTATTAAGAAGTGTCCATGGATAATTAAGCCAAACGACATTATTAGTATTACTAGTAAAGTTCATGGCACGTCTGGAATATCAGCAGATGTGTTATGCAAAAGGCAATTG